AAGCGATCGATGCCGATGGATACGTGATCGTTGTTTCGGATCGGGATCATGTGGAGCTCGTGAGAATAATTGTAACCGTAATATTCGCAGAATCGAGGGCTGCCTTTTTACGCGGGGGAACTACGATCTTACCGGAGTCTGTGAAGTCGAAAACAGGAGCCGGCGGAGCTGCAAAATTGTATTGGCCGTAACCTAGGATCGCATTGATTCCGGGGCACGCCGCGAACGCCGCCGATCGGTAGGTCTCTTGAACGATGTCTTTTCCAAGCGACTGCGTGGTTTGCGCGGCGGCGTCGATCGCGGCTGTGACAAGAGCGATCCCGTTGACCGGAAAATCCTTAGTCACTTCCAAGTAGATCGAAACCGAGAATCCTTGCTGCGTCGCGCGCGACCAATAAACGATCCGCTCTGTCCCTGTCGAGTCTATGGCGGTACCCATGATGTCGCCGTAGGTTTGAATCCCGCTGGGTTTGTTGTCCCAAACCGCTTGGGAGATTTCCGAGTTGTTGGCCGCCGAGGGGAACCCGTCATAGATCAGGGACTCAAACGATTTGGGGGGCAGTCCGTTTGCGTCTGTGATCATAGTTGTGTTCTCGAAAACGAATGCTTGCTGAACGCCGGGGACGTCGATCAAATCAGTGTACGTAGAATCCGGAGTAGCCCCGCCATTTTGGCTTAGCTCCGAGATTCTGCGCAGGCGCAAAGCGGCGTCGCTTTCGATCTCCGACCCTTCGGTTGCATCCAATGGGTTCGTGACGCTGATCACATTTAGGACGGGGGCTAGGATGGTTGTTAGCGTGCCGCTGTAGGCCACTACAGGCCCCGTTTGCTCCGCTTCGAAGCGAACCAGGTAGACGCCGGCTAGCGTCTCGCTGAACCCGCTTACGTTGCGGAATCGGATCGACGGTTGCGATGTTACGGCGATCTGCAAAGCTTGCGCGCCAAACGAGCAGTTAGCAGACACGGTTACGTTTACGTCAACATACGATTTAGTGGCACCCTTCCGAAACGTACCCGTAAGTGAGCAGATGAAATCGAGCATCCAATTTTCTGCGTTGTTCGGATTAAGCGCGCTGAACGCAGTAGACAGCAGCTCCCATATTTCCGCTTGCGAGGCGGCCACGATCCCATTTTGGATCCCGATCGGTTCGCTGTCTGACACGTCAAGCGCGGCGTCAATATCCGCGCGTTGCGAGGCAACAATATCAGCCTGAATTTCTTGGATTGTTTTTGCGGAAAATCCGGCGTTAGTTAGTCCGTAGGGCATGGCTTATCTCAGGGTGGGGTTACGTTGAAAACGGCGGAATCCGACGTTCCAGAAATGATCGATCCGTCACTGCATTCCGCGGTGAAAATGTACGTTAGTTTGCGCGTCGCTTTATCGTAATCGAAGGCGGTAACTTCGGTGCTTACGATCGGATCTACGCTTAAAATGATGGCCCGGAAATTCGCGCGGATCACTTCTAGGTTAGGGTTCTTGACGAATAGCCATTGGAAATAGGCGTTGCCCTTGTTTAGGTCCAAAAACCAATCGCCGAAAAACTGAACGAACTTGTTTCGGAGTCGGATCGCGGCGGCGTAAGCAGGACGCTTTTCGATTCGGATCTTGCCGCCCGTGATGTCGATGTCACCGCTATTGCTCAGGATGAAAGCTGAATTGCTCATAGGATTTTAACCATGGTGCAAGGGGTAGGATCAGGCGGCGGCGTCATGGTGGGCGGGGTATTAACCATCAAAAGCAAAGCCGCGGTCTCCCCAGGATAGGCGGCGGCGGTCAAGGGTGGGCCGATCGCCGCATGTGTATGGACGGAGATCGCCGCTATGAATGCGTTATATGTAGCAGCCATCAAATCCAAGCGAGCCACAACCGCTGTAAAGTTTGCGTCAACCACACTAGCCAAGGCGGCAAAATCAGAGGCCCCTTTCCCGACGTCGATCGTTGCACCCTTGAACGTGATCAGATCGTCGCCAGCGTCTGATCCGATCGTTAAGTGCGTGGCGTCTGCATTCGAAATCGGATCGTTTGTAGTCGCCACACCGGGGATCGCCACGGGGTAGCCGGCGGTGTGTTTGCGCAGATCTACGGGCTGCACGATGCCACCATTTTCGCGCCATTCATCGAAGCTCTCTTTGCAAAATGAGAGCAGTACGTGATCGCCTTTTTTCACGGGTACGTGCAAATGGTAACCGCCGGCGCGTATCGGCTGAACCATTACGTTAGGGATCACCGGTAGCTGCTCATAAACAGGCACGCCGTTTTCATCCTCTCCAATATGGCGCTGAACCACGGGTTGCACGTCGGCCACTTGTTTCGAGGCGTCGTAGCTTTCGACGCGCCCGATCATTGTCGTGTGAAGCTCGGTTGCAAACGACTCTTGAGCGATCCGAATGATCCCTTGTAGCGTAGGTGTTTCCATTAGTATTTGCCCCCCACAATGTCACAATACCAAGGCTTCGAAAAGGTTTCCCCCGTGTAGTCGACGGACTCGATCCTAAAAAATCCTTGCACCAATTTCGACTCGACTTGGATGCGCGTTCCCGGAAGCAAGCCCGGGGTGATCAATGTTTTTACGCTCAGCTTGTTTTTGGAATTGATGTCTGGCGATCCGACCATGCCGGTATGGGTGCTGATCAGAATGGCGTTCGCCGTGTCTAGCGCTTTGCCCCGATCCAAGATCTGGATAGCTCCGTCTTGAACGGACCATTCAAGCCCCGCGGACCGGCAAAAATCCGTCATGCTTTGCGCGGCGTTGCCACTCAAAACCGTGCCCGAGGCATAGAGCGTAGTAAGGCCCTTCGATTTCAAAACGGCGATCGCCTGCTCTAAGTTGCCGGGCTTTAGGTCTAGCTGCTTTGCGATCTGCCGTAGCACGACGTCGGGGGATGTCTTGGGCCCGATGCCGGCATTGATTCGGCCCTTCTGCATAGCCGCTTCGCCGTCTCCTGAAGAAAATTCGGTGGCCGTATTCGCGCCTTCGATCGTAGTGTGCACGGTTCGAATTTGGCCTAGGTAGATCTGCGAAATCGATCCGACATAGCCCGCTTCAAGGCGCATCACTGGATTCTTTTTCGTCTCCAAATGTTTGCGCGTGGCATCGCTCAGATTGTAAACGATCACGCTGCACGTATTCGGCTCGCTCTTTAACGATCGATGGACCTTGAACGAAAAATCCATTTCGGTCAAAGCGATGTCGTCAATTGTTAGCGACCAGCGGCGATCCCATTCGGCGGTTGACAGCATGTTAGTTTGGCGACCAGTAGCAAAGTTTGCATCGCGCGTTTACCCCTAGATCGGTTAGCCCGGGAGGGCTGTCATCGCCGCTAGGAGACACGACAATCAATTGGCCGGCAGGCAGTCGGGGGTTTCTGTACGTGAGAAGCGGAAACGTGTTCACGTTCGCTTTAAGCCCGACCGCAAGCCACTCCCCCGCGGGCGTGCCGATCGAATAATACCAAACGGACTCGCGTTCGTTCCATCGGAATTCGAGCGCGAAATCCACACCATCTAGCGAAACGGTTTCCGTGTAAAACGGATCAGAAAACGTGGTGACGTAGTAAACGGTGCTCATGGTTTCGGCAAAAATCCTTCCAACGCGGGGAACGAATCTTTGATTCTGGCGCCCGCGCTTTTGGGTTCTTTCGGCTCGGGCTCCGCTTTGGGTGCATCTTGCTTGCCCTTCGCTTGCGCGCGCTTGCCGCGCTCTTGAAGGGGCTTGGGCGCGCTTACGATTTCCGTGTTGACGATCTGCACTTGCACGAAGTCACAGGTTACTGTGATCGAACCCTTCGCTTTCGCTTTTCGGGGTGCGGTGTAGTGTTGCAAAATCATATTCTCATAGCTGCGCTTAGGCGTGATCAGCGTGCCGATAACCTTGCGTTGCTGCAAGTCTTCGAGCTGGTAAAGCACCTCCGAAACCCTATCGAAATCTTGATCGAATTGAAGCACGGTAAGCGATCGTTTCGTGACGTCGGTTCGCGAGTCTTGAACCGGGAATTGCATAGGCCCCGAGATTTCATCCGACAGAATATCGATCCCCGTTTCGAGCGCGCCGATCGCAAACCCGGCCGGGTTCAGCGGCGGCACGGCGCGGTATTTTTTCCGCTGCACTTCTACGATCTTCCCAAAATAGGTAACGATCGGCACGTCCACTTCCACGTTCGCCACGGACCCCGACTTGATCCGATTGTCGATCGGTGTGTTCGTAACCAAACCCGTGATTGTGCATTTCGCATTTTGCGGGATGGCGTGATCGGCGATGTTGGCGCCCTTTTCGATCGGGTGTTCTGTCACAACCAAAATGCCTTCGTGGCTCTCATCTGTCACGACATCGAATTCAAGTGAGCCGTCCAAATATTGGAAGTAGGCACCCATTAGCGCCCCCCGGTTTCGCCAAAGAAATTCTGCACAGCGCCGGCGGCGTTGCGCAAGCTCGCTTCTCCGATCCCCGTCTTGACGCCAGCCAAAACAAATTCTCCTGTTTCCTCGTTTGTCTGCCCGCCCTTGACTTCGATCTTTGCATTGATGGTTTGATTGACTTGCATAGGACCCGAGCTTCCTAGCGCATATTTGGTGGGCGCGCGGCTGCCTTCGAGTTGGGGCGGGCGGTTAATCGTGCGCGGCAATTCCGATCGCATATCATAAGGCGTTTCGCTGTAGACAGGCAGGCCCGCATAGGTCCGCTTCGGTGCGTTCGGATCCACGGGCGGGCCAATGGCCGCACCATTCGCATAGGCGGCGTCGGGGCCCGCCGGCTTGCGCCGGCGATCGAACATACCAGTAATGATGCTCTCATCAATGCCGTTCGCTTTCGCGTAGTCGGTCGCCTTGGTTCCAAAGAGCCCGCCCACTTGCTCTTCTTCGCCCTGCGAATTTACCAGCGTGCGGCCTAGGACGCGCTCGCGCGCTTTCGATTTGATGTCTGATGCATTGTCGAAAAGATTGTCCGACGTCTCTTGATACACCTGCTGATCTTGGGCCGACGCATCCGCAGCCTCGCTATCCCCCATGAGGCGATGCAAAAAAGAGGCGGCGCCTTTGCCCGCTGCCGCGCCCGCGGTGACCACGCCGCCAATCACATTGAGTAGAGCTCGGAAGCCCGACACAAGGCCGTCCACAAGCGCGGCGATGCCTTTAAGTGCGGTGGCGGCCATCGATCCCCATTCGATCGTGGCGTCTGCGGTTTCGTCGGTCGATCCCGTGAGGGCTGCCCACTCTTCTTTCAGATCGTGGACAAGATTTTTAGCCGTGCCCGCGCCGCCGTAGGCGTCCAGGTATCGGCCGACCAACGAATCCCCGCCTTGCAGCAACGTGTTTATTTCGTCGATCGCAAGGTAAAGCACGCCGAAGGCAAGCGCGATCCCAGCGGCGATCGCCAGCTCGGGAAGCATCGCAATATTGAGCGCGACGAAACGGATCGCCAGCGTAGAAAGTACGCCGCTAAGCAAGATCAAACCGCTTTGAATGGCGGTGTTAGGGCCCTTCAAAAACGTTGTGATCGTGCCTCCGAATTCCGAAATCTTGTCTACGATCTTGGTGATACCGGGTAGCAATGCTACCACCAAGCGAGCTTTGAGGTTGTTTGCAGACACCTGCATTTTATCAAGCGCATCGTCTGCGAGAGCGGCTTGCGCGGTGAAGTCGGACCCGAGCCCGCCACCCAATTTATCAAACTCTTTGTAGAGCTGCGCCACACCCTTCGATCCCGTTTTCAGCAACGGCAAAAGGGACGCACCCTGCCGTCCGAAAACTTGAGTGAGTGCCGCCGCTTTTTCGGCGTCACTGCTGTATTTGCCCAAGCCGTCGGCCACTTGAGAAATCACGTCTGTGAGAGGCGTGCCCTCTTTTTTAACTTTCGCAACATTGATCCCAAGCGCGGCGAAAGCCTGCGCGGAAGCTCCTCCATTCGTGATCGCAAGGCCCAAATTCTTTTGTAGAAAACCAAGCGATGAACCCGCCGATTCGGCTTCAACGCCACTCATCTTGGCGGCGTATTGCCATTTCTCTAGAGCGTCTGTGCCTACGCCGTAACGCTGGCTCATGTCGTCCAGGTGTGCGCCCAGCCCGACCATTTCAGTCACGAGATTTTTGATCGAAGAGAAGGCGAAAGCGCCCGCCGCAACCTTGGCCACGCTAGTTAGCGTGTCCTTGAATTTGTTGACGGACGCTTCGCCGGCCTTGAGCTCTTTGTCGTCAACCTGAACGCCGAAAAGGGCGATGATCTCACGTAGCATTTTGTGCCTCTGCCCTTTCCTGCGCTTCGTTGAACGCGTCTAAAATCTCGTTTGCTTGCTCTAGATCAACCAGACTCCAATAGGTTTCGATCTCGTGTAGCGAGGTGCCCGGAAATCGATCCGAGGTTACAATTCGCCAGATCGCCCATTCGTCTTTTACGTCGTCTGCGAGCTCAACTTCTTGGCTTCCGCCTCCGCTTTCATCGCCGCCATTTTGGCTTTTGCTTGCGCGATAATACCCTTTGCCCGATCGGCGGCGGCGCCTAAAAAATCGCCTAGGTTAACCTCCATGGCGAAAGCGTAAAGCTCAAGTGACGCAAGAAGCCGCCCCTCGAAATGCTGATCGAAAACGGCGAAATCTTTAAGGGATTGAGATTTGCCATTGTCAAAGATGACTTCAACGTTAGGCATAAATGTAGTGTGCACGTAATCCAAATCGCTGGGATCCAAATTCTTGGCAAGGTTGGCGATGGCGTCAATGACCATCGCTTCCACCCCGACGCCGTCTGTGATGCCGTCAAGGGTGGAAGCCAGTTTTTTCGAGCACCAAAGCGTGACGCGTTGAAGCGCACGAACGTTGATTTGCGTAACGCGGTAGGTGTGCCCGTCGATTTCGCGCGTCTCAATTTTTAGACCCATTTTGTATTAGTTGCCGCCGTCGAATCGCACAAGATTGTGCGTTTCCAAAACCCATTCGCGGCCCTGGGCTTTGCGGCCAAACGTAACAGATTTAGGCGGGCCTACAACCCAAGTTTTGTCGGCCATGTACATCGAAGTGCCCTGGCGATCTCGGATCATGAAGGGCCCGACGCCGGCTCCGTTATTCGCTGCGCGATCCAGGTTATTGGCTGCACTGAAAACAGCGTTGCCGTCACTGGTCTGCAAAAGCATAACGGTAAATTTTGCGGATCGATCTCCGGTTTCCGATCGCGCGCCTTCGCCGTCGGTTCCCATCGTCAATTCAAAGTCATCTGCGTTCGCTTCGATCTTGCAAAAGTCGCCATCGTCATAACCCGAATCGATGGTTTGGTTCAGGAAGTTGATCGTGATCTGGCGTGGGCTGTAGATTTTTAGATTTCGTGCCATGGTTTTTGATCCTTAGAGGGTAAGCGTGCCTTGAATTTTGGCGAAATGGATCGCGCCTTGAAGGACGGCTTCCCACTTCAGATCGCGGTACATGCGTTGACCCTTATCAACCAAGCTTTGCGCGTTCGCCTTGCCTGCTTTGATGACAATAGACTCTGCCAAAATGCCACCCTGCCGGGCGCCTTGCTGCAAGGATCCATTCAGAGCGCCCCGCAGAAGATCGATTCCGGGATCCGTGTATGGGACTTTAGGATTGCTCGCGAACACTTGGAGAACACGAACGCCGATGTCGGAATTCTGCCAGTCCACGTAGCGCATGACGTCGAAATATTCGCCGCTCGCAGTGATGCCCCCGCCGTTCTTGCCTTGGGTCAAATTCAAGCCTCCAAGGCGCGAGTAGAAGTTACCGCCCTTGGCTCGGATCGCGGCTTGCGCCGTCGGTCGGAGTTTGGAGAAATGCACGCCGGCAAGGCCCTTGAGTGCCCACGTATCGGAGCCTGGATCTTGGGTGAATTGGTGCGCCATCAAAGCGGCGCCTACGAAATTCCGGTTGTCGTCGGGGCAATAGAAAACGCCCGTGCGACTGTACCCGTTCGAAACCATCGTGCTGATTTCGTCGGAGGTATCGGCCGGATCCTCGCAACGCGAATCTGAGGATTCGGCGGCGAACAATTTGGTGTTCGCTTGAACCCAAGCCGCCGCCGCGGCGTTGCGAGGGACGCTCGGTTCCGCCAGAACAAGGCCATACCAATCGTCGTCAACCTCGCGAACCTCGGAGAGGTCCGTTCCGATCGCAACGTTCGCCGTGCTCTCTTTGAACAGAAGATTTTTCCAAGCCGTGAAGCGAGCGGGAATCACACCAGCGCCAGCGGCTAGGCTCATGTTTAGAGTTAGTCCCGTGGTGTACGTAGTTACAGGCGTATGTGCGGGCCCGGCATTGATCAGTGCGGCGATCGCCGTGAGCACATCCTCGTGATCATCTCCCACAATGGCCGTATGGTAGTAAGGAAGGTCGTTGATCGTTACACCGTAAGACTGGCCGACCTTGATCACAGGCGACGCCTTGAACCCGATCGAAGCGAGCTGGGGCGTAGACCCTGAGCAGCCCGCAACCTTGAAGTAGCTCGGGCTAGGCGACTGCGATTTAATCGCGAGCGCAGCCAGGTATGCGGCATCCCCTTCTACGAAACCATCCGAGAGCATTTCGCTTGCCTCGTTGTACGTTCGGACGGTGTCGACCCATGGCGTTTTCAACGCCAGGATCAAGGGCACTCCAAAATTATCCTGCGTCGGAGTCTGCGTTAGCAGGTTGATTGTGCTGTCTACGATCGAGGAGATAGGCATGCACCACTTGATACATGCCTACCCCCACGCGCGCGCCTGCCCGTGCCTAACTGTTAGGCCGATAACTTGGAGTCCGGGCACCAATGCGCCACCCGAGCCGCGGCGATCTGACAATAATGGGGGTCCAGCTCTATCCCTACCACGAAATTTGCGCCTGCTTTGAGTGCTCCGATCATCTCGGATCCCGCGCCCGAGAAAGGGACGAGGATCGAAGCTTGCCCGCCGGGCGGCGTAATCATGCGCGCGAAGTATTCGGTCAAGCTCAAGGGCTTGAGCGTCGGATGGTGATTATGTTTCCCGCTCGAGCGCGCGGCGCCCGCGCGAGGGTTATCTAAGCCAAGGCTTCCTTCCTCGCGCCTATGCGTCGCGCGCGTGCTTGCGGGCGCGATCGTCTTGCACCCGGCTTCGCGTTCCTTCGTTCCGACCTTCGCCGCATAAAAAAACTTGGCCGCCCCGAGCTCAAGCGATTCGATGATTTCCGATCCTGTCTGTCCATCATGCAACACGTTCGCTGGCCATCTTCCATCGTTGTGCGGCACACTCTGATGCGCCGACATACCCAAGCCGTAAGTCGGATGATCACCCCGAGTGTAGGGTTTGCTGTGCCCTTTCGTAAGCTCCCCGCCTACGCGGCACCCGTCTACATTGATCGCGCCCGTTCCCCATTTCGCAAGGTTCTGTGCGAGCGTTCCCTCCAACGGTTTACGTACGATGATCGCGGGCTCCCACGCCGGTTTAAGCGCCGTGCCGTAGCCGTGCCAAAGCTTACCCGCCGGCGAGGTCGCACGCTTCAATGCGATTTCATCCTTGGCGAGTTGCTCGCTTCCCGTGCCCGCGCGTCCGCCCGCGGTGCGTGCCGTGCCCGAGAGCTTTTGCGAGCCTACGATCTTCGGCGTGTAGCCCGTAGCTGCGTCAAGATCTAAAGACACGTTTCGAGATTTCGGAAACCCTTGGCCGTAGATCCACATGCACACATCGCGGATCTCGAACCCGGCATCTTCTAGCGCCACCATCAAACGATGGTGCGTGCGCGGGGATCCAAAAAACACGGCGTGGCCGCCCGGTTTTAAGACCCGCAATAGCTCTGACAGAATACGATCGGAAGGCAAAGCCGCATCCCATGCCTTACCCATGAAACCGATCCCATATGGCGGATCCGATAAGACCCCGTCGAAAATATTGGATTCCAAATCCGGTAGGATGTCGACCAAATCACCGGTGAGGATGGCGTGCTCCATTTCATTTACCCCCTACGAAATTCAGAAGATCTTCTTCGGTGCCGTTGTAAACGTTACGATCGCACCGCCCGCCCACGCCGGGGCACGATGCATAGGTGTTCGCTTTAGGATCTCCCGCGTATTGCCACATGTCTACCTGCGGGAACGTCAAAGGCGCTGCGGGGATTTGCACCGTCTGCGCGTCGAACTGGCCGCGCGGGTAGGCGGCTAACCATAGTTTGCTGATGCCTAAATCGATCTTCGCGCCGGTCAAATGCTTCTTCAAAAAATAGGGTCCGCCGTAGACCGTCGGATCGTACCCGCCCAATTCAATCCCCCGTTTAAGTGCAGCTTGCAACCAATCGGCGCAAGCCTGATTCGACATTTTGGAAGCGTTCGCTTCGTCCTCAAAATCAATCACCGGGATCAATTCTCCGGGCGCCACTCCAAGCCCTTCGATCACGGCATAGAAATGATCCATTTGTTTAATCGGATCCTTGTTCAATTCGGCGTAGTGGTACGCGCCCGGATAGATCCCCACGCTACGCGCGCCCGCCAATTGTTTCTTGAACTCTTTCGAGACGTAAGAAATCCCTTGCGTAGCCTTTAGGTACGCAAAGGAGATTTCAGCTTCTTTAACTTTTTTCCAATCGATCGATGGTTGGTAGGCGGATACGTCGATCCCTTGTGCTCGTTCCATCCGAGCGGGTGTATCTCTTTCCCGCCTACCCCGCCATACGAAAACGCCAGGTCTTACGAATTACGCCCAAGCTCGATTTCCATTTGAGCATCGCTTGCGGCGATCATCATTTGGCGGATCGCCTGCGTGGCGTCCTCTCGCGACATACGGCCCTGGCGCAAAAGCGTATAGAGTTTTTCGATATCTCCGAGGTGATCCAAAACGAATTTGGCGACGTCGCTAGCGGCTTGTTCAAGTTCCATAGGTGTGTGCTCCGGCTCAATCTCGGATCCAATTTCCGATTCTTGCACGATGTTTTTTTTCGCCATGATCAAAGCCCCTTTCTTTTCTTACACGCCACATAGACCGCGTAAGAATTTGCCTCGCGTCCCTCCGCTTGGCACTGCGTTAGATCCGCTCCCGTTTGCGTAAGCACGGGCGCGTCTACTTTTTCATTTACCGCGCCGCACCCCGCCAAACCGGGGGCCGTGCCGGGCACGCCACACGTCCCCAAAAAAATAAATGGAATCAATCGTTTCATTTTTCAATCCTTAAAAATACGTGACTACTACAACCCAGCCATCCCCGCCGTTACCGCCGGCGCCACTCGTGCCGCCGGTGTCATCGCCGGCCGCGCCGCCGCCACCGCCCGAACCAGACACGCCCGATCCTCCGGCGCCGCCCGACGAACCCGCGTTATTTGTGGCGC